AGTTCCAAATGCAAGACCAGATATTTTTGGTAGAAACATTAAATGGGAAGATGCTAATATTACATGGAATGATGTTCCAACACCTAATACTAGAAAGTGGGGTACAGTATGAGTGATTTAACTAATAATTTAATTAATTCTACATATAAAAAATTATTACAAGTTAGTACCTCTGGTAACACAGGTATATCAGGAACACTAACAAATGTTCAAACAGGAGATGGAACTAATACAGCAGTTAAGTTAGCTACAAGTGCTGTTCAAGTAGATGGCACATTATTTGTAGGACAAACCTTTGGAGTATCTGGAGATGCTTCTGTAGCAGGTGATTTAGCTATATCTAATAAAGTTTGTGCTAGTGCTTTTCATGGTGATGGTTCTAATTTAACAGGATTAGTATTTACAGGTGATGTATCTGTATCTAGTTTAATAGTTACTAATAATGTAACTGTGGGTGGTAATGTTACTATTGGTGGTAATGTTATGGTATCTGGTGGTGAAATACAAGTTAAAAATACAGGCACACAATCTAATATAAAACTATACTGTGAATCTTCTAATGCACATTATGCAGCTTTACAAGCTCCACCACATAGTTCTTTTAGTGGTAATATAACAATAACACTTCCAACAAGTGCAGCAACATTAGTTGGTACATCTACTACTGATACATTAACAAATAAAACATTTGGTGATGCAGTAACTTTTGATGATGATATATCAGTTAGTGGTAATTCAAACTTTGGTGGTACTGTAACAGTTGCAGGAGCAACATCATTAGCATCTACATTAGCTGTAGGTGGTGCTGCTACTTTTGAAAGCACAGCAACTGTATCAGGAACTGCAGGTTTCTTAGGAGCTGTTAGAGTTTCAGGTAATACATCTGTAGGTGGTACATTAGATGTTGCAGGTAATGTAAGTCTTGGAGGTAATGTAACTGTAAAAGGTGATGTGCATGTTAGCTCTAAAGTATGTGCATCTGCATTTTATGGTGATGGTACAAATATTACAGGTATACCTATTACAGGTAATATATCAGTTTCAAATGCTGTAGTTGGTGGTACTTTATTTGTATCTTCTACTGCAACTATTAAAGGTGCTACATCTTTAGCATCTACATTAAGTGTAGGTGGAGCAGTTAATCTTGCAAGTACATTAACAGTAGCAAGTAATATTTCTGTAGGTGGTACATCTAATATAACTGGTAAAGCAGAATTTGAAGATGATGTTTCTGTATCAGGTAATACAGCTATAGGTGGTACACTTGATGTAGCAGGTAATGTATCATTAGGTGGTAATGTTACAATTAAAGGAGATGTACATGTAAGTTCTAAAGTATGTG